TATATAAGACAGACAATCGTTTCGGGTATATCCATCATGAGGACGGACATGTTGGCCATAAAGAAGGAATTTAGTTTCTTGCATTTGTTTGAAGCGTGGTTACACTATAGTAGACATTTAAAGGTGAGTAATTTTGTAGCTGCTTAATCAGCCACCATAAATCTCTTCGGCCATGGGAGTATCACCAAACATTTCTTTGTAAAGATCAAGATCTTGGCGATCATATTGATCACGAACAAGCCAAATCTCTTGTTCAATCCATGCAACTTCTGCACGAGCTTTGGCAAGTTTTTCACGAAGGACGTAGAGCTTTTGGTTTCGTTCGATTAGTGTCATCATAAAATCAGTGGTTACACTATAGTGGACATTTCAAGGTGAGTAATTTTGTCAGCCCAACAATACCTGAGGAAAGTATGGTGTAAGGTCAGAATCTACAATCTCATGATCACAACTCATGAATTTCTTTCGTGATACATTCTTAACGTAGATTAGGTGGTCAATGTCAATATCTTTATAGTCATTTGGGCCACGTTTACGAATATGAGCAAAAGCTTCATTCTCTTCACGAGTAGACACAATTACCTTGGAAAGTTTATCAATATCTGCTAAGAAGTTAGTGATAAGATCATAGGAACGATCTTCTACAAACTTATCATAATGGTATGCAAAGATGAACTTAGAGCCACTACGAACACCGCCAAAGTGTTCTTTAGTCAAACTATGCCCACCTTTGACCTTCATCATAATAACATGGGACAAAGTTTTGTCGGGATGTTCACTCCACTTAACAAATGCTTGTGGAGTTAAAAGAGCACCATTATCATCGATTTTATGAGAACTTGCCCAGCAAATACCACCAGAAAGATCTTCCACCACCTTAAACATTGTCTCGCGGGTGTAAAGATTGATCTGCTCATCAGTCAGTGACATAATGAGCTCAAGTTGATTGATAAGAAACTTTTTAGTGGTAACAGTCATTTTGTAAGTGTGGCTACACTATAGTGGGCATTTGAAGGTGAGTAATTCTAAAATCAAATATAACCATATCGATCCATATATTCTTCCAATGTGAAGTTTTCATCATCGGTATCAGTTTCTTCAATCAATTGCTCGACTGTAAGTTTCTCCATATCCTTGCGGAATTGTTCTGGAGTAGGATCATTCTCAGGATCATAATCATCATGGCAGAGATACTCCCACTCTGCCACAAGTGCGTCTACAAGTTGTTCTTTAGTGTAATTCATTTGAGTTCAATTCTATCAATTAGACACATGCCAATTTCAAATTGCAAAATATCATCCATTTCACCTAATTTGTCCAGCATGGCATCATGAACCAATTCATGCATAATATCATTGAATTTTTCAGATTGATAGATTGATTCAATAATATCTTCCTTGATTGCATCAGCAATTTGTGATACTCCTTTGGCAGATAGTGACATGATTAGTTGTTAGAAAGGATTTTAATAATTACGGTGAAAAATACACCGCAGAAAATGTAATAGAAAAATCTAATAATGGCCATTATCAGAGATAAAGAAAAGAACCGTAAGGATCACAAATGTGAGGATTATCTGCCAACTGAGTGATCAGATAACGAACACCTTTTGCGGGAGCACGATGTGAACTTGGTTTGAACACTTCACCAGAGTTCTTATCAACGAACATCCAGCAAGAACGTCCCCTGATTCTTCCCTCATCGCCGACAAGATATTGCCAGATCTTGATATATTTGCGACCTTCTTCAATCTCAAGTTGATGATAGGTAACACGATTAGACTCAATCGCATTAACTTTCCATTCATTGTTTAACACTTCGATGAGTGCTTCAGTCAGATACTCAGCCTTGTATTGTGGTGCACAAAATGTCATTTTTAAGTTAGCGGGTTACACTATAGGGGACATTTGGAGGTGAGTAATTTTGAACTCATCATATATGAGTGGATTTATTACTCAATGGGATTGGCGTAAAGATCATTTTCTGTGGTCACATCAGTGAAAACATCTTCATCATCGTCGGAAAATACCAGATACAAGATTTCATCATTATCCTTGACATTCCACTCTTCATAGAGAGAAATAATGTCACCAGATACCTTATCTTTCTTGTTCTTCTTGTCTAGAGATTTACCTAGTTTCTTGATACGTTTCTCATATGCGTCTTGTTGATCATTGGCAAGATATTCAACTCTATCGAGATTGAAGACAAACTTATTACCTTCAATCTCGAAGATTTCGGAATTTGCGGTGTCGAAATTCATAATAATAATAATAATGTGGTTAATTCAATTGTACATTATAAACTACAGATGTCAATCTGCAGTGACAGTGGTGGCTTTACCTACGTTAGATGGGCCTTTCCAGACCAAGCCATCTTCTTCCCACTTTGCAATAAATGCACGACGAAGCATCATCAGTTCATCGTATCGATTTTGTTGAGATGAAGTATAGTTGAAGTTTTGTGCCCTCCAAGTTTTACGAAGTTCTTGAAGTTCGCGGATGATTTGTGAAGAGTTGTTCATGATTTTGACTGGTTACAATAAAGTGGACGTTTAGAGGTGAGTAATTCTATCGAGAACAGAATTCGATCAATTTAGTTTTAATTGATTCTGCATCAATGTCCTCAGCAACAACATAGGCTTCGATTTCTTCCCTGATAACCTTTTTACTCAGACCTTTATTATTAAGTCGAGAATACAATTCTTTCAAATCCTCAATGGAATAACTTGACATTCTGACAAATTTGTCAAATTCATCTTCATTAAACAATGTGGTAGTTTTACCGTCTCCACTATAACCACCTGCTGCACAATCCTGCACTACATGATGTGCTTCATGGCGAAGTGTATTATAATCACTGACAGTCCAGTTAAATTGTTTATCTGAACCAGGAATCATTTTTTCTTGGCAAATTACTAACATACCAGCGTGAGTGTAATAAATTCCATCGAGACCGATCCTATCATTACAATGATTAGTGTGATTGATAAGGGTAACAATACCAATGTCTTGCAATGTCTTCCATAATTCTGCATGGTCATCATGAAGATTACCTGCCTTGGAGACACCTGGCATTAAAACTGCACTTGCAGCAAAAATAGAAAGAAATAGTTTTTTCATTGTTATCAGGATTGGGGAATTACGTATTCTTGAATGTCTGCAGGATCTTCACTGTCAAGATATACTTCAGTGAATTTAATTGCCTCCTCCCTACTGTTAAAAGTAATCTGAACATTGTCCATTAGTTTATGTGGTGTCACAAATACATATTGTGGTTGAACACCAGATTCACTGAAAATCGCACCAAGATCGTGCCATACAAATTCCTCATCAAAATCATATTTGATTACAAAAGTTTCAGTTTTCATTGATAAATTCACAGGTGACATTACGATACTGTTCAACAAGTTGATTTAAGTCAAAAATGGCAGATTCCATCGATGCACGAGAATATCCTGTTGCATATGGATAACCTTTGTCAGGATCAAGTTTAGATTCATTACTGACATTGACTGCATCTTGCAAACCGTCAATAATTGTCAAAAGTTGAGTGTCGATGTTCATATTAAAAAAGGTATAAAAAACCCGCTGTAGAGGGTTACAGACCCCTCTCAGCGGTAAATAATCAAACAGTGGTCTTAGGACCAAATTCCCGTTGATAAGAATCTTTCACATACTCAACAGTTTGTTGAATGAAAGGCTTGACATAATCAACGAGTTGTTTTACATCTTCAACGAGTTTGTTAGTCTCATACTGATGAATCTCCCAACGTACTTTGATGTCGGCAAGATACTCATCGCGAGTAACAATAACTTGAGGAGTGGTTTGAGTCATGTAAGTGTGGTATCTACACTATAGGGGACATTTGGAGGTGAGTAATTCTATCGTCGTTTCTTTTTCTTGAGTTTGTTAATCAATGTCATTGCAGATTGTCTGTTACGACAAACTTTCACTGGTGTGCCATTATCAATAACCACCATTTTAGTTGTTGATCCTACCAATGGAATTGCAGCCAGATAACCATCACCCACGATGATAGGTAATGGTCCTGGTTGTGAATCAAGAATGTGTGAGTTGGTATATTGAAATGACATATTACCTCCGAGTTACTGAATCATACATGTCACCCTTTTCAAACACAATATCTACACAACGTTGCAGGGCTTTCTCTGTAGAAACTCCAACATTATTGTAGACAGGGACACACAACATACCATAGGTTTTAGATGATGAACCTACACGAATCACACGACCAACCGTTTGCAACATCTCGATTGCGTCCATATTACGAAGGAAGATAACAGCCTCAAGTTCGCTGACGTTGATACCTTCAGACAGAATAGAACGGTGAAGACACACAAACTTCTTAGACTTATCTTTGCCCCATGCATTCAGAGTATTAAAAAACTCTTCACGGGACACTTTGACCCCATCGATAATTGCCCCAGTACGAGAGGTGATGTAAAGATAAGAGTAGCCACGTTTAGTCAACTGATCAGCAAAATCAGTCATGAACAGGTTCTGTAACTGTCGTGTGGTCTTGACACAAACCAGAATCTTCTTGATGTTGATTTGGTCAATAGATGCGAGGACATTGTTACCCTCAAGGTGAGGAGTGAGAGACTTTTTGTCAATCTTATCCATCTCAATCACCTTGACTTTAGGTGGAAGAATATACCCATTTTCCACCAGTTCAGGTGCAGAAACCCGTGCAATCACTTGACCATAAGTTTCAGTCCAGTTCATACCTGGTTTCTTTACAGTCACACTGGTTTTGCGTGTGGCAGTAAAGAAAAAAGTGCGATCTGCATGTTTAGAGAAATATTCTGTTGCGGGATAAAAGTTACGTTGAACAGAGTTATGTGCCTCGTCAAAGTAAATCGTATCTACAGCAATACCAGACTCCTGAACACGATGGAGAGAATGATAGGTGGTAAAGATAATAACATGTTCACGCACAGTGTGACACATATCAACAAAAAGTTTGATACGTTCAGACTTAGTGGTACTGAAATGATGAGTCTCTCCACTATGAACGTGAAGAACATTTGCATTGGTGATGTGTTCCAGATACTCTGATGACAATTGTTCGGCTAGAAGTATTCTTGGTGCAACAACAACAATGGTGCGGGGAGTTTTTATCTCAAACCGTTTCATTGCATCAGTGATTGCGATCAGGGTTTTTCCGCCTCCTGTCGGCACTATGACCTGCCCAATACTATTATTACGAAGTGCATAAACGGCGTCTTGTTGGTGAGGACGGAGTTTAATCATAATCTAAGTGGTTACAATACAGTGGTCATTTCAAGGTGAGTAATTATGTGCCAAACCCATTATGGAAATTGGCGTAGGCAAAAGTTGTCCTATCAACCAACTTCACTGAACCATGGGTTTCAGAATGAAACACATAACCTTCACCACTACATTCTTTGCCATTGGGAAGATAAGATTGTGGTGCATCAGTGACAATCAAGCTGTCCATAATATCCAGTTTAATTTCCATCACATATTGGTACAGATTAGCCAGGTGTTGGCAACCCAGAATGTCAGTAAGTGTGGCATCATCAATATACTGACCAGATTTGATGAGTTGATTGATTGCAATCTTGGCCTTAGCTGCCTCTTTATCAGTCAGAAACTTGATACCTTTAGTG